AACTAAAAGCAAGCGGGTGCATAGAGTCAGTAGCCAAGCGTAAAAAGAAATGAGCGAAGAGCTTGAGCAGCAAATAAGGGTAATAGTCAAGCAGCAAGGCGGAGGTATAAGCCCACACCTTAGAGCAGAGTTTCAAAGGCTTTGCCAAGAGGATTTCGCCTACCGACCTGACATTACTTGCGGTAAGTGTATATATAAACATAGCGTAAAGCTATTTGATAAGTATTTAAAATGAAATTAAGCGAAATAAAATCAAACCCTAATAACCCGAGAGTTATTAAAGACCATAAGTTCGAGAAGCTAAAAAAGTCTATTAGCGAGTTCCCTAAGATGATGGAGCTTAGACCTATGGTAATAAACGAGGATAATATAGTCTTAGGCGGTAATATGCGTTTAAAGGCTTTAAAAGATTTAGGCTATAAAGAAATACCCGAGGAGTGGGTAAAGCGAGCCAGCGACCTTACAGAGGAGGAAACAAGGCGTTTTATAATTGCGGATAACGTAGGCTTTGGAGAACACGACTGGGAGATGCTCGCTAATGAGTGGAATACTGAGGAGTTAGAAGATTGGGGTTTAGATGGTTTCCCGTTTGAGGAGGTTACAGAATTAGAAGCAGAAGAAGACGACTACACCGAACCCGACAATATAAAAGTAGATGTAGTATTGGGAGACCTGATAGAGATAGGGGAGCATAGGTTACTTTGTGGAGATAGTACAGACTCTGACCAAGTGGCAAAGCTAATGAACGGACAAAAGGCAAATATGTCATTTACAAGTCCTCCATATAATGCTGGTAAAAGTGAGGCTTTAAGTGGAAATACACATACAACAGATAATAAATACAATGAATACAATGATAATCAAAAAAAAGATAATTATTTAGATTTATTAGTAGGATTTACAAATAATGCAATATTGTATAGTGATTATTTGATATGTAACATACAAAGCTTAGCTGGTAACAAAATAGCATTAATTGAATATCTAAATGAATACAAAAATAATTTTATTGATGTTGCTATATGGGATAAAGGACACGGAGCTCCACAAATGGCAGAAAACGTAATGACCAACGCTTGGGAGTATATGTTTTTTATATCAGCAAAAGAAAATGCATCAAGAGCAATTCCAAACGCAAATTTTAGAGGAACACTTCCAAATATATACAGAGGCAAACCAAATAGAAATAATGAATTTTCCCAAGTTCACGCTGCTACATTCCCAATAGACCTACCCGAATGGTCATTGCAATTTACAAAACAAGGAGATATTGTGTTAGACCAATTTTTAGGAACAGGTACAACAATGGTAGCAGCTCACCAACTTAAACGCAAATGCTACGGAATGGAATTAGACCCTAAGTACTGCCAAGTGATAATTGACAGAATGAGTAAACTTGACCCTTCTTTAGAGGTTAAGATTAACGGAGTAGTTTATAATAAGCAAGCAAATGAATAAACAAAATGTAACACTAAAAAAGGCAATGATTGAAGCACTTGAACAGTCGCTTGGTATTGTTACAACTGCTTGCAAGAAAGTAGGCATTAATCGTAAGACTCATTATGATTGGTTAAAGGCAGATGAAGAGTATGCTGCAAGTGTTTTATCGATTGAGGATATGACAATAGACTTCGCAGAGAGCCAACTTCATAAACAGATAAAAGACGGCAACCCTACGAGTACTATTTTCTACTTAAAGACTAAAGCTAAAAAGAGAGGCTACGTCGAGCGTCAAGAGATACACCAAGAGACTACCTACAAGAGCTTAGATATTAATATTATCGATACTGGCGTACCTTTAGCGAGCAGCGAGAAAGATATAGTTGAATGATAAATTTAATTAAGGGCGACTGCTTAGAGGTTATGAAGCAAATACCAAGCGGCTCAGTAGATGCAATAATTACAGACCCTCCTTACGGAACAACTGCGTGTAAATGGGATAGTGTTATAGACTTTACTTTAATGTGGGAACAACTTAATAGAATCATAAAACCAAATGGGGCAATAGTTTTATTTGGAAGTGAACCATTTAGTAGCGCTTTAAGAATGAGTAATATTAAGAATTATAAATATGATTGGAAATGGAACAAAAAAGCAGGAGGGAATCCATTAAATGCAAAAAAGCAACCTTTAAAAATATATGAAGATATTATAGTTTTTAATAAACATAATTATTATCCAATAAAAGAAATAAGAGGAAAGTTAAGGAAAAAAGGAGGCTTGACAAAACAACCAGAACATACGGGAAAAGTTGATTTAAAATATTCAACTGTAAATAACGAATATTATCCGACTGCAATTATTGAAATAAGTAATGCTAAAAAAACAGGTAAAGTTCACCCAACGCAAAAACCCGTAGAATTAATGGAGTATCTAATCAAAACCTACACAAACGAAAACGAAACAGTTTTAGATTTTACAATGGGTTCGGGTTCTACTATGGTAGCTTGTCAAAATACAAACAGAAACGGAATCGGAATAGAACAAGACGATAAATACTTTGAAATAGCGAAGCAAAGAATAAAAGCAATTGATTAATACCACCTCAGTATATCGAAGCAATTATAACTCTACTGCGGACATCGTAGTAAATCAGGGTGGCACATCATCAGGAAAAACCTACGCAATACTCCAAGTGCTATTTTCAAAAGCAATAGCAGACACTTGCACTATTACGGTAGTAGGTCAAGATATACCTAACCTTAAAGTAGGAGCATTAAGAGATGCGATAGACATCCACAACGCAGACGAGGCTATTAAGCAGCAAGTAACTTTCTATAATAGAAGCGATAGAGTATTCACTTTTAAAAATGGCTCTATTATTGAGTTCAATTCTTACGACAACGAGCAAGACGCAAAGTCGGGTAAGAGGGACTACCTATTCGTAAATGAGGCGAACGGCATACCTTATAACATATTTGAGCAGTTAAGCCTTAGAACTCGTAAGCAAGTGTATCTCGATTATAACCCCGATACAAGCTTTTGGGTTCACGACAAAATTATACCTATGCCAAACGCTGAGTTGATTATCTCAGACCATAGACACAACCCTTTTTTAAGCGATAAAATTAGAGAGAAGATAGAAGCTCTAAAAGATAAAGATTTAGATTTATGGAAGGTATACGCTCGAGGGCGTACGGGTAAGATAGAGGGACTAATACTTAAAAAGTGGTACGTACTAAACGAGAGCTTTGAGGATAAGAACTTAATAGGCTACGGAATAGACTTTGGTTTCACTAACGACCCGACTACATTAGTAGAGGTAAGGCTGCAAGACGGTGAGTTATGGGTAAAGGAATTAATCTACGAGACTGGGCTAACTAACAGAGATATAAGCGATAGAATGGAGGCTTTAGGTATAAGTAAAGGGGCTTTGATAGTTGCGGATAGTGCCGAGCCTAAGAGTATCGAGGAGCTGAGGCGTTTACGCTGGACGATTGACGGGGTAAAGAAAGGAGCAGATAGTATTATGTTTGGAATTAACTTACTTAAAGGCTACTCAATTAACGTACATTCGTCAAGTAAAAATTTAATAAAAGAGCTTGAGCAGTATAAGTGGAAAGTAGATAGAAACGGAGATAGTTTAAACGTTCCGATAGACGGCTATAATCACGCAATAGACGCTCTAAGGTATTTAATAATGCACAAATTCAGTAAGAAAGGTTATGGAACATACAAGGTTATCTAAAATGACGGTAGGGCAATATCAGCTATTAAACGAGATAGATGGAGAGCTGCCAGTAATGGAGCAGAATATCTACGCAGTAGCAGCTATAAAGGATATTACCTACGAGGAGGCAAGCAAGGTAAAGCTAAAAGACTTTGCGGTAATGATAGCAGAGCTTGGCGAGTTCAATATTAAGCAACTTGAAAAGCTAAAAATTAATAGCCGTATAATACTTAACGGGAGCGTTTACCACGTAGAGCATAAACCCGAGAAGCTAACAAGCGGTCAGCTATTAGACATAATAAACATCCGAAGCAAGTATCAAGGCGAGGGTGTAAAGGTTATGGATTTACTCTTAGCAGCTATAAGCAAGCCCGAAGGTAAAAACTACGGAGACGATAACCTCAGCTTAAACGAGCGAGCCGCTTTAATAAGAGGTATGGAATTAGACAAGGTATGGAATATCTTTGTTTTTTTTTGGAATCTTTGGAACGACTACTTGAA